AGAGGCTCCGATTTCGCCGTCAGGACCGCCGTAGCGCAGTAACCTATGATATCATTTTTTCTTTGAATTTTTTCTCCATCTTGAGAAGTCCTCACTTGAGAACACCCTTCTTCCGTCCACTCTCAGGCGTTCCAGCTGGATCTCGATGTTTGCACGCTCATCGGCGCCCGCGGCGAGGTATTTCTTTTTATATTTATTCGTCAAGGAACTTTTGACCGATGAAATGACCTCTTTCTGTGTCTTTCCGTCTGCTTTCTTTGATTCTACCACACTTTTCAGCATTTGATTCGCTTTTTCGTTCTCTCCTGCTGCCAGCGCCTCATTTACGTTGGACATATCGTAGAGTTGAACCTCTTTCTGCTCTGCCGGTCCTGTCTCTTCCGGCGTTGTGCTCTCTTCCTGTGTTTCTTCTGTTCCTCCTTCCAGTTCTTTCTTTTTCTTATTGATTACCGTATCAACCGCCTTGACTACCAGATCCTTATCAATTCCCCTAGATGCCACCTCATCAATCTTACTCTCATATGTATCGAGATCCCAGTTCAGCATCGCATCCGCCGCCTCCTGGATCAGAGGTTCGTTCTTTAAACCAGTTTTCATTGCAGAATCAACCTTTGTCTCTGTCTGTCCTGCTTTGATTAGATCGGATAGGATTCTGCCTCCTAGTTCTCCCTTCCCCTCCCTGTAGGCTTTCAGAGCCTTCTTGGTGTACATGGTGACGTTATCCGGGTTTGACATGTCATAGATTCTCTTTGTCTTCCAGTAGTCCCCTGTATCCATCTCTGTGATATCCAGCGCTGTATCAACCACGGCGCCAGCATCCCGGAGAAGGTTCCCAATCGGGATACCGGTCAGCCTTGAGAGCGGGTTCATCCACTTGTACAGGATGCCTGTCGGGGTGTATTTACTTTCTCCTGCTACGAATTTTTTCATCTCATTGCAGGCATATACGGCGTATTCAATTCCCTGCAGATCCATACGCTGGGAAGAGTTCCCGCCAAACATCGAAACAACATCCTTTGCAATCGGAATCAGATTCAGAACATTGAGGTTGTCTGCGATATTCCCGCCGAGGGCGTCAATATATTTCTCCCATATATCCTTATCATCATCGTCGTTTCGCACCACATCCATGACAGACGCGACCAGTGCTGTGATAATTCCGGTAGAGGCATATGCAGCGGCCACCCTGGCGAATTTTGCTTTCTCCGCTTTCCCGGCTTTTCCATTGAGCTCTTTGGAGTCTGCAATGTTCATCGCCGCGCGATAGAGCATATTATAGCTTTTAATAGGCTCTGACATGAAAGATGTATAGAATTTCGTCCAGTTCTCCCGCATCGCCCAGCTCCGATGAAAGACACTGTCTACTACCTGTGTCTTATCAATGATTTCAGAGAAGCGTTCTCCACTCTTCTGCAGAAACTCTTCCGAATCAACCGTCAGTTCCGGGTGCCGGGCGGCTGTTTCTGCCTTGGTTGCTAACCATAAGCGTTTCCATGCCAGTTCGTCACCCTTTCCAGCCCAGTCCATTGATTTATTGATCATCTTTTCCCGAACGGTATCCGCTCCAATCAGCATACTTTTCATACTACGGCCGGTATTGATATCAAAAAAGCCCTGGTCTTTCCACCAGGCAATCGGTGCATAATTCTTTACCTGGTCCCATTCTGCATCTGATACATGCAGTTTAATGCCCTGCGCAAGGTATTTCGGATCGATTTCTGCTGCCGCACGGAAGTAGGCGGTCGGCTGCTGGATCGCTGTTCTTAGGTTCCAGCCAACTGCGGCAGATTTTGCATTTCTTAGGAAATTCGAAGTCAATTCGCGTTCGCCGCTGCCGACTCCGTTCAAATCTTTCAGGAATGCATCCATCCAGGCGCTCATCTCTTTTCCATAGACACGCTCCATCTGTTCCCTCAGATTTCCCTTTTCCACATCGTTGAAGTTGTAATATTTTTGAAAATCCGACATCGGGACCACGAAAGAATGATAGCTTCCCATCTGATCCGCCTGGCGCGTGTAGACATCGAAGATATCTTCAATAATCAGGCTGTTTTTCGCGTGTTTTGTAGTGTTTTTCGTGATTCCCAAATTTTTCAGTGTCTGGATATCACGGCCGACATCCGCGTTTGTCTTGGCAATCTCGTTTTTATCGACCACAATCGGGAAATAATTCTGTGCGTTGAATTTTTTATACCCGTAGAGCGTCATGCTGACGTCGTTTCCCCACTGAGCCGTCTGGTCTGTGAAGAACTTTACAATTCCATCTGCAAGGGCTTTCTGTTTCGGTGTTAGTGTTTCCGTGATAGAATGCACGTCGCTTGGTGTCACCGTTACCGGAACATTTGCCTCTACCACTTTGAAGAGCTTCCTTCCTTTTATTTTGACTTCTCGTTCTACTCCCTGTGTCCGGATACCCCGAAGCTGATTATAAAGATGCTCCCGTGCCTGCGGACGCTTATCCAGGCAGTAAAGGCTCATCACCTGCGCCGGAGTCAATGAGATTTCTCCACCAGAGACCTTGAACGTCTGACGTTTTGCCTTGTTGCCGGTCCACTCCTGGATCTCTTTATCTTCGATTTCCAGCTCACCCTTTAAATTTTCCATATATTCCTGAGCTGTTCGGGTGTCTCTCATTTTGGTATCAAATCCGTCTCTCAGGCTCTGGTATACACTTGTGGCAGTGTTCCCCAGACGATCGAACGCCGTGAAACTATCCAGCATATGGACCTGCAGAAACTTATCCGCCGCACTCAGCGCCTTGATGGTCTTCTTATTTTTCCGTCCCTGCCATTCTTTCAGCGTGCTCTCTGCTGCCTCAGATGCTTTCTCATAGCGTTTGTTCGTGTACATCTTGTTGGCGTCTTCGATGCTGTGTTTCATCGCTGATACAGTTTCTTTTAAGGTTCGGAGCTCTTTTGCTGATAAGTCCTCCAGCTTCCGCCCTTCATCTGCCATGCTCTGGAGTTCATCTAGTTTCGAAACGAGATCCGGATCGACCTCGATGTACATGTCGCTCTTTTCGCCTTTCAAGAGACCATCACTCTTTAGGATGGAATCATACACCTTTTTCGCATCATTCCAATCCCTTGTGCGCTGCGTTTCGTTTCCATCTGCATTCAGTCTGGATGAGCTGTAATCGATGCAGGACAAGAACTTTGTAACTGCCGATCTCATGCTTTCCGGGACGTGGTCGCGATCCGTAGGAGATAAGAGCCATTTCTGCATCTTGGTAACATCACGAACGATCTGTTTCTTATCTTTCCGCCCCCGCTCTCGTTCCTCCACTTTTCCGCGGTATTCTTTCAGCTTCTGTTCGTATTCTTTCCGCTTTAAAATATACTCAGCCTCACGCTCATCCGCGCGGGCAAAGAGCTTATCCGCCAGTGTTGGCGGGATATTCCGGATATTGGCTTTATTGTCCAGGATCTCCTGTCCCAACATAACAGACATTTCATCTATATCCGCTCCATAGGGATTTTCAACTTTCGGGCGGGACTCGTCCAGGACGTCCGCAATCTGTAAAAGCTGGTCGGTCGGATTGATAATGTCCGCCGGGAAGAGATCCGGATGCAGTCCCGAAAATTCATTGTATGCCACATCCACACTCACACCAGCATTTCGGAAGGTAATCTTTCCAAAATATTTTTTTCGGAATGCATTGTAACCTCCCTCCGAATCCAGGTTGTTCCTTACCTCTTCCGGAACATAGATAGGTGTTCCTTTGATATCATTCAGAATATTCCGGTATACCTGCGTCTGCTCCGTATCTACCTGCTGTGATTTTTCCAGGATAGAATGCCCTATCTGAGAAGCTATACTCATCGTCTCCTGTGCGTCCAGGCGCTTCGCTTTATGGATGTAATCATAAAAGCGGCTTAAATTCTCTTCCAGTTTCTTCTGCGGATAGGTGGAATTATAGTCTTTCAGAAGCTTTCCGGCATATTTCCGGATATCTTCCTGACGCGGGACGTAGTCTTTCGTGAGGACCAGCTGATTCTTTAATTCCTCGTTGATTTTCCTCAGCTCACTATTTTCCCGAACTACCTCATCATAATCAATGTCCATATCGGAATCATCAATCTGGAAACGAACATCCTTCAATTCACTGATCGCCTTCTTTCTGGCATCCGGAAGATTGGGATCATAAAGAATCGTATTGACTCCTTCCTGGTTTAAGCGGGCTTTTAGGTTATCACTTGCATTGGTCGGCAGAATGACGGCAGCAACGCCATCTTTAAAATTTCCTTTCTGGATTTCGCCCGAAGCAACCGCATCTTTCTTAAATACAATTGAAATGTCTCCCATATCTTCCCCACCCTTACCCGGTTTTGTTTTTAATGAGATAGGGCTGTTCATATCTAAACTTTCTACCAGCTTTTCTTCTGTCAGATCATTACGGGCAACCAATTCCTTATTATCTGTCTCTTCCAGTTCATTATCTCCAAGCTGATATTTAACATTTTCATTCTTGACATTGCGCAGTCTGTCAAATATACTGGAGATAGGCAGATAGTTGTAGCCGCTATGTTTTTTTGCAGGTTCGGCCTGGGCGTAGTTGAACGGGACACTATCTGCCTTTTCTATATCCACTTCGTGTAGATACATTCGATTTGTCCTGTCTACTTTTACAACGCATACCTCATAATACTGACCTGCATTTTCCCCATCTGTAATATTTATCTTTGCTCCTATTGAAACAGAATCATATCCTCTTCCTTTCCAGTCTTTCGAATATCTTAAAACCTTTCCATTTTCAATTACATCTTTTACCGTTGCAAAAGCGGCAGCTTTTTTGTCTCCATAACCATGCGCCAGATCATTGCGAACCGAACGCATACTTAAAGCAACATCCCCTACCACATCATTATGAACCACATTTCCGTAAGAATTATACAGTTCTATGATTTTGCTACGTATTTCCTTTGGATCTCCCTTAAACTCATCCCCGCGAATCGATGCGACACTGTCCATCTTCCGGACATAGTCATAGTTTTCTTCGATGTGCTTGTCTGTCACCTGATCCGGTTTTGCCAGCTGGAAGCGCACAGCGCTCTCCGTGCTTGTCTCACCCATCTTATAGTTCTCGCTTGCCTGATCCAGTGCATCCATCCAGAGGTTTCTTGCTTTTTCAAACGAATCTTTCTGTTCTGCCAACGTTTCGGCCGCTTTTCCTGTGTGCTCGTTTTTAATAAGACTCTTGATTGCATCCAGCATATCACTCAGGAAATCCACAATTTTCTGTGCGACCGTTTTATCCTTACGGGCGATTTTCTGAACAAATTCCTCATCATTCCAGAATTTTCCCGTAGCATCCGCGGCAATCTCCTCCATGATTTCATCCCTGGAGAGCTTCTGACCGTGTTTCTCGTAGGCTTTTTCATAGCTTTCCGTCATCTGTTCCAATGTCTGACCCTCTGCGGATAAGTAAGCGCTGATAACTGTATCACGATAGGATGTGAAATGCTCCGGAGCATTCTCTTTGATAAAGTGAGTTAGTTCGTGGCTGTTTGTTCGAAGAAAGTTTTCTGAGTTGGCGGAGATCCGGATCGTGCCTTTCTTTCCTTCGTATTCACCCACTGCTCCGGATTCCAAGGAATCCTCCAGGATGAATTTAAGCCCTGTACGCTTTCCGAGACTTTCTGCAAGGTTCTGCTGCGCCTGTGTCGCGTTCTGGGACAGATTTTCCAGTCCGCCCTGGTGCGCCGGCCCCTGCTGCCGCCGTCTTGACATGCGATCCAGCTCCAGTTTTCTGTCCTGTGCTCCTGCTTTGTATGCCGCAAGCTGCTGTTCTCCTGTCAGATATAAGGATAGGACTGATTTTTCCGCCACTCCGATATCGGACGCATAGCGCCCAGAATCATAATACCGGTTAAATGCGCGGCGATACTGCGATACCGGAACCTCCGGATCGTAAGATTCGACTGCTGCCGTTCTTCCATTTTCTCCCAGGTCTGAGAAGATATCATTCAAATCTTCTCTATGGCTTTCGATGTATTCCTTTCTCCGGGTTTCCTCTGTCATATTCTCAGCGTATTCTCTGGCATAACTTTCCTGTACAGAATCCGGATGGGCGCGTTCTGCTGTTTTCTCGCTCTGCTGATTTTCTGCCGGCCGACTTGTTTCCGCTTGCAGACTTGTTTCTTCCTGCTGACTTGTTTCTGTTTGCTGACTTGTCTCTGCCTGCCGGTTGCTTTCGGTCTGTGTGTTCATCTGCTCTGGAATGTTGCTGATGGAATTTTGCACATTTTCAGAGGTGTTATCAACGTTTTCGTTGATATTGGTAACGTTTTCATTGATATCATCAACGTTTTTGTTGATACCAGTAACGTTTTTGTTGATATTAGAAACATTTTCTTTTGCATTTGGAACGATTTTCGAAGCAGCTGGCATATTTTCATCCGAAACAGGAATATCAGAGATGGCTGTACTCCCCGCCCCTGCGTTATTCTGTGTATTTTGAACCATGCTCGAAACACCCTCAGAAGCCACCGGCGCACGCTGCTCTTTGGCCTGCTGCTGTGCCGTCTGTTCCTCTGGTGTGATTGCTCTCTGTTCCGCGTATTCCTGCGCCATTGTTCCGCGCTGTAAGAAGGTTCCAAGCGCCTGCGCCCCGGCACCCATGATTGCACCTGAGGTTGCACCGCCCAAAGCCGCCATGCCGACATTCTGGGCGATCTCTTCATAGGCCCGCATCTGCGCCTGCTCTTTGCTCATTCCCTGGCTTATGTAATAGTTCACCGCTGTGTCATAGTTTGATTTATTTCCCATGATCATCTTGTCGGTAATGGTATTCATGATTTCCGTCGCGCCCTCTTCAGAACCTTCCGCAATTGCCTGCTTCGCCAGGTTTTTAATGACAGCCTTTGCACCTTTCCCTGGTACTTCTTTCATTCCCTTTAATTTTCCAAGACTGAAGTTTTCTCCGACACCTTCCGCTGTTCCCTGGGCGGCGCCCTGGAGCAGCGCCTGATCGCCGGTTGCTCCCCTGTTTGCTGCATCCACATACGCATCCGTCGCCGCACTTCCGCCAGCCATTACAACATTCAGTGCTCCCAGCGGCATACGGGAAACAGATTGAGCCATCGACAAGCCTGTATCGATAGCGAAATCTCTTACCGGGGTTCCGCCGATCGCCTGTTTGATTCCCTCGTTAGAGGCATTCATGATTGCATTTCCTGAGAATGCCGGATCATTCAGATCAACCGGGGTATTCCGTTTCTTGTATTCCTCCAGGATTGACTTATATTCATCGGTTGAACCTGCATTCATCAGATCCTTGATTTCTTTCGTCTTGTCAATTCCTGTTTTGGTAGCTGCGTAGACATATCCCTTCGGGCTTTCCATTGCTCCATAGACGTTATAACCGACACCAGCAAGCACATTTCTCCGTGACGCATCTCTAACCGTCTTGGTCTCATCGTGTCTCAATCTGGCGCTCAGTGTGTCCTCGAGACCTTTTTCGAACTCGTCCGCCGTGTCTGTGCCGTATTTTCCGAGGAGATAGTTGTACATCTCTTTTTCGTCGTTATCCATGTACTCCGAACGAAGATCCGGTACTGCTGATGTATCTCTTACTTTCGCCGCCGCTTTCAGATCCCCGATGAATCCATCTGAATAGCCTTTCAGGTTTCGGCTTCCTTTTTGGACGTATTCTTTATATTTCGGATCTGCCTGCGCCTGGGCGAAGGTGATTGTTCCCTGCTTTCCGGAATAAGTCAGGCCGGTAGAGGAACGGAAGCTCTGGTTTCCTCTGTTCGGAGTGCGTTTGGCATAGTCCAGTACCATCTGCGTAAATTCCTGGTCGCTATACGGGCGCGTGCCATTGGCACTCACCCGCGAGGTTGTGGCTGCTCGCGGGGTGAGGGTTGATTTTTGGGAAGCTGCTTTTTGTGTTCCAGTTTTGCTGGCAGCATATTCCCTAGCATAATTTGTTGAATGTTTTTTTAAATATTCACTGGGTGCCATCGTTTCGTTCGGTATATTTCGATAGCCATCAAGATATTTCTGCCTCTGTCTCCTTCCCTCCTCCAACTGATAATCTTTCATTGTTTTTTTGCTCTTGGTGGATGTCGTGGAAGTATTTGAATATGAACTACTCAAGGAAGAACCACTCGAAGATGAGTTATTTGAAGATGAGCTACTCGAGGATGAATCATCTAACGATATTCCTAACTCATCAAGATATTTCTGCCTTTGTCTTCTTCCTTCCTCCAGCTGATAATCTTTCATTGTTTTTTTGCTCTTGGTACTCATTTAACTTTCTCCCATTTCTTTTTCCATTCGTCGGCGAGTTTTTCTTTAGCAGCACTTTCTTTCGTATGCACGGTATTCGAATTTCTCGTCAAACCAGTAGCAAGTACTTTGTCAAGCTTAGCTCTTACTTCTGGACCAAGTGCATCTTTCTGTCTTTCGTCTTTATACATATCTACCAATCCATCTTTTTCAAGACTGTTCATGATTTCATCTGCTACTGCTTGTCCTTGTGTATTCAATGCTGATATGTAGACATCGTGAGCTTCCTGCCATCCCATAGTATTCTGGGTACTTGATGAACTTGATTTCTTCTTCGACGAAGACGATCTTCTTCTTCCACCCGAGCCGCCCGAGCTTGCCGCTTTCTGTCTGGCAAGTGCCATCTCAGCCTCCCAGTTCGCCTGCTCCTGCGCCGCCTGCTGCTTCTGGAATGCAAATTCCTGCGCCCACTGGTCCGCCGCTACCTGGTCCTGATACTGGCCATAGTCATACCCGTATTCCTGGTTATATCTGCCGTTATAATAATTGAGGTCATTATAGTAATCGCTGACCGTATCTCTATATCGCTGATAGTCCGTGTTATCAAGACCGGTTACTACATTCATCTGATTATAGAGGTTTTGTCCCTCGTCGTTATATCGCTGATATGCGCGGTCATAGAAGTCCAGGGCTTTATCATTCAGCATCGATACATAATTGTCATAGGCCTGCTGCCCGGCGGCTGATGCGTAGGTATTGCCATAACCGCCCGTCAATGACGCTGCGTTCCCCATCGTGTCACGCATCGCAAGGTTTCCCTGGCGCAGATACTGATCGCGGTACATTTTATAGAGATCGTCATTCGTCATATCTTCGGAGGTGTAGGAGAACTTCGGGCGGTTCAGGATATTGTCCAGGATATCCGAAATCTGACCTTCGTATTTGCTTTCAAACTCGTCCGGTTTGTTCCGTTCCAGCTTTCTCGTCTTTTCATAATATTCATTCACCCGGTCAGAGCGCTGGTAGGCCGGTTTTGCTTCTGTTCCTCCGGATGCAGAGCCGGATGCGGTTATCACTCCGGCTGTGACGTTGTTCGATGGTGCTGCATTAGCCAATTCCTGTGCTTTGGCCGCTGTGCTATTGGTCGGCTGAGCACCGCCCTGCAGCATTCTAAGGAGTTTCGTGTTCTGGCTTGCTGAACCCGAATATCCAGACATCCCATACTCCTCGGCAAGCTTCCGTCTGGCTGCATAGCTGGAATCTCTTCCTGAGCTATTTAGGTAATCTACGATACTTCCTACTGCCATTATTTATCCCCCTCCCTTTCTTCAATTTCTCCCGCGCTCAAGATAGCCGCCATCTTAACCAAGTTCTGTGCCTGGTTGATTCCTTCTACCTTTAAACTATTCAAGATATTCATGACTGCTTTGATTGCAATTTCATCATAGATATATTTCTTCATGACTGCCTCCTAACTTCTGCTTTCCAAATCATCCAGGCGATCATAGATATCCTGGATCGTTTCTGCCACGCCCCAATAGTGGGTCTTCCCGGAAAAAACAGGGTGATTGAGATATAATTCCTGTGCATAGGCATTGGACGGAGACAAGACACATCCATAGTGATCCAGGATCCTCTGCGGTTTTGTATCGCTGATATTCCCCGTTCCATCCCAGCCGGTCCAGAAGCAATACAGATCGTTATCTCCCATTCCGGTACTCTGATCGCCGGTTCCCAGATACTGACCCCGGCTGGTATCGAACGTATAGAAGCCGCCGATATATACCGCATCCTCATCCGCCTCAAATGCCCCACCCTTACACCGGATATGTGAACCGGTAATTGTAGCACCTTTGACCGTTCCCGAAAATGTTGCATTTCCAGATGCGTCGAGTTTGAAATTCGTGGAGTTTACCACCAGACGGTTACCGGAGATTGTAACCTGTCCAGATTCCAAAGAGATTTCCGATGATACGGTTCCCTTTGAAACCTTCATATCAATCTTGCTATCCGTGACTTTGAATTTTGCATTCGTGTTCTTTTCGAAATCAGATACCTCCACCTTAAGTCCATCCAGGTCGAACTTGAGAGAAGCCACCCTCTTCTCATCTTCCAGATACTTCGTCAGCGCCTGGTTAGAGTAATTATCCTCCGGCGTCAGATTATCGAACATGTAGCGAAGCTGTTCGTTAAGCTGATAGAGATAGCCTGTGAGTTCTTTTTGGTCCATCTTGTCAAAGCCTTCCATTGCTTTATACTGCGCCATCAGATTTCACTCCCTTCTTCGATGTATTTTCCGACTGCAATCAGGCGGGCTTTTCCCTTTCCTTCCAGTCTCCAGCGATAGTGAAAGCACCGCATTGGTTTAATCGGAATCGTGTAGGTTCGTTTTCTTGTAGCGTATACAGTGAGCATCCGGCGAAATGCAGCGTCTGAATCATGTTTTAGAAAGACTTCTACCTGGCTCCCTCGTTCCAATTCCAGGAGAAACTGAATCTTTCCGATGTATTTTCGATTCAGAAGACTTTCTTCCAGGTCTCCCGTTTCCAGATACCATTCTATCGGTTCTTCTCCTCCTTCAATCTGGCGAAGCTCCTTGTTTTGATTGATGAAATACAGTTTTCCGTCTCCCGATGCAGTAAGAAGCATCTGCGTATCATCTTCTTTATGCCAGAGTCTTTTGGCTGTGTCATAGACCAATAGCCTCTTACCTTTTCCTGTTTCTGCTGAGAGATAGTATTTTTCTTTATATTTTCCTGCCACTCCCTCCGACAGATTGAATTTTTCCAGCACCTCCGACAGGGCAAACGGGACGCCTCCGGTATACCCATACACACCGGTATCAGAAAGGTATATCAGCGTGGTTCCCACCAGTCTCACGCTTTCATTACATCCCTTCATCACACCCGGGGCTTCCTGTGTATGAATCTGGATGTTTGACGGCTTATTTCCGTACACCTTATGAATCGTATGCTCTTTGAAAAACAGGGCATATCCGGAGTAAGTGGCCGCTGCTGTGAAATCTCCATCTGAGCCTATCGTTGCCGCATAAGAGTCTGTTGATATACCCTCAAACACATTCCAATTCAACGGATCTCCAAGTTTGCTTGCATAGACCTCATGGTTCTTACTGCTGCAGCCCCACAGTCTGTTTTCGCATTCCGTCAGAAAGTCCATATCCGGAACTTTCCGTTTTAGCGTCAATCCTGAATCCTGTGTGAAGCTTTTCTCCAGAGCTCCTATCACTGTGATGCTGTCGTCTGTTTTTGCCTGGATGGTGGCTGTCTTATTGTAGTCCGCATTCGTGCATCCGGAGAGCTCCACGCCATCATACTGATTGAACTGCTTTCCAATTCCTGTACATGATATTTTTGTATAGGTGGAACCAGTGTAAGACGGGGCGAAGGTGGCGGTCGATGCTTGGGCAAATGTCTTTTCCATCGAACCAAATTCTCCGGAATCCGTGTTTAAGTACACCTTATCCGGAAGAATGATGATGTAGGCACCCATTCCAACCATGATTTTTTTACTATCTGTTACCTCGCCCTTTTCCTGGTCGTTGTAATACAGTTTCGTTCCATCCACATAAGCCAGACCGTTCTTCCAATAGAGTCCGTTCGGCTTTTCTAGGATTTTTATGACCGCCCCGCGCGCTTCCCTCGGACCGGCGGCCGGATAATAATCGGAGGACATATTTTTCATGTCCGCGAAATATCCATCCTGCACGATCTCTCTGGTATCGAGCCCGCCGAAGACCCCTTCCTGTTTTCTGGTCCTGCTGACCGTATTAATAAGCGGCAGTCTCATCATTACCACCCCCTGAACTGTGCTGTGTCTTTTGGAATATGATTTCTGCGGTAATATGCCGCAAATGTCTGGAAAGATGATTCAAACGCTGCCACGCTGTTGTTGTATCGTTCTATCTCTCCGTTTTTATAGTCAATCTTGGCAGCTAAGTAGTTTGAATAGACATCTCCGAAGCGATCCGGAACCAGGAGCGTTCTTTCAAAGTCCCGATCGTAATCGTATCCATCGAACTCTATATCATTTCCTTCTGCCATGTTCAGGATCTCATCTACAACCATTCCCTCTACCTCTGACAGCCAGGCTGTTTTTACTCTGGCATCGTACTGGTTCAGCTTTTCATCATCTACCCTTGCCAGAATCTCCGCTATCTTCATAATTTCATCGCCTCCTCATAGTCTCTATTCTGACAGCTTTTTTTATTTTTTTCTCCCACACAAAAAGCCCACCACATTGCTGTGATGAGCTTGTACATCTTATATGTTACGCTTTTATGATGTGTCCATCTTCCGCGATTCTATCCGCCGTCAGCATCCAGCCGTCAGAATCGAACGCATACAACTGTCCATCAATCCGGCAGACTGTATCATGCAGATATTTGTAACCTTTCAGGACATACCACCAGCGTCCATCCTGCCAAATCCAGCCTCCGACATACTCCCCGGAAATCCATCCGAGCGAGGTCTCGATCCAAGGTTTTCCATTTACAAAGCACTTCCGAAGCGGCTGCACGTGCTCTCCGTTATTATAACGTCTTCCGGAATCTGTCCCGCCCGGGATTGTTCGGATAATCAATGTCGGCGATGCCAGAATGCACAGACCGCGCATGCCGCTCTTTACTTCTTTCAGATCGGTGATCGATACCTGCGGGGCGCTCGGCTGTGAAGCTGCAGCTCCATCCTCCGCCGCCCAAGTCTTTTTGAAATTCTCAAATGTCCCATATTTCTGCTTCAAAATTCCCGTGCCGCTGCCCCAGTCCGGCAGATAAAGATGCGGTTTGTCTTCCAGGCTCTTCCAATCTCCTCCCCAGGCAAGTCCCAGCCCCTTGGCAATCTCAGCCGCTTTTTTAAACATTCCTGTTCTGTCATTAAATGCATCATCTGACGTGCTGCCATCTCCATCAATGTCCATTATTAAATAAAAATCAAAGGCGATTCCCCACTGATGCTGTGAACTGTAGCTGCTGCCCGGTGCATTGGTTACCTTTTTTCCCGGTTTTGTACGTCCCTGAGCATAGAGGGCATCCTGCTCTGCTACTGTCCGGAATGTTTCCCCAATCGTCACTGCAATCCCTTGTGTCACACAGGCTTTCATCCACGCACCCGCAAGACGCTGGAGACGCGGATGGCACAATGTAATATCTCTCATATTTGTCCTTTCTACGAACACAGGGCGGAAAATATCCGCCCTAAATCATTATTTGCACTCATCTGCCGGTCCCGGCTTTTTTGTTTCTGCTCCCGGTCCTACCGGCGTGTTCCCTTTTCCTTCTTTTGCCGGACCCGTGCAGCCAACATCACAGGTGCACTCCGGATCAACCGTCATTTCCGGATGCCCTAATTTCTGCGCTTTCTTGGCGCTATAGTTATGTACTTCGTTTGCATTCTTGTTTCCATGTACGTTGCAACTCATCTTTCTTTCCTCTCTTTCTATTTTCTTGCTTTCTCTGCCTGGGTTCCGAAATAAAACCCTACAATCATAGTAAAAATGCTCATGTATTCCTGTCCGGATACTTCCCCGGAACACGTCAGCCCAATGAATCCCGCTGTCAGCGCTAACGTCATAAGGCTTTTTACATCAATCAGTTTCGCAAGTTTTTCTTTCAAGCTCTTCCCTCCTCCAAATCCTGGATACGATGATTCGCCACTCGGATTTGTTCCTGCATGACAGCCTGTATTTCTTCCAGCTTATACGTGCGTTCGATTACTGTATTATGCTTTTCAACTTTCTTTTCAAGCTGCCCCATCCGGTATGTCATGAGCTTCGCCGATGCAATCACACCTGCAAAAGCCCCCAGGACACCTCCGCCGGACGCAATCAAGGCTACTGCAATTTCTGTATCGATCATTCTATCCCTCCGGATGCTCCTCCAACCATTTCTCGGTTACCTTACGCCAATATAACGGCACCTTTTCAAGTGTCATTTTCCCGTCTCTGATTTTCTTTCCATAAAAAGCCCCCATCACTTAGCACCTCCTTTCTCCGCAAGCTCACTCGCCGCAGCACCGAGATCTATGATCGCCTCATCCTGGATCTCCTGACTTTCTTCCAATGCGTCCAGACGTTTTTCTTCGGATGTCTTTTCACGCATATTGAAGCTGGTTTTTACTTTGCCCCCTTCAACAGCGGATGTTTCAGAAACCAGAAGGACATCTTCATATTTTCCCACCGTCAGACCGTCTGACGTTTCGATCTGGATCGATTTCAGATTTTCGTCTGTCAGCTTTTTCCAAATCTCCAGCATAGTCTCCCGACTCTCGCTCTCAATCTGAAGCGCGCCTAGAGATGCTCCTGCCACCAGGTCAATTTTTGTCCCATCTTTTAACACTAATTTATCCATCTTACCCTCTCCTCCCTACTGGATTCCATTCCACGCCATCTGAAGCAGAAAGCCCAGAAGTTCCCAGATTTTATTTTTGATTCGTTCCATACAGATTTCGTACCCGATTTTTTCAGAATAGTTTTTTTCATCGACGCATCCGGTTGACTCCACGATTTCAAAACCATTTCTGAGAACACAGCGCACCACTGTGGTTTTTGTTCCCATCGTTTTCGTCTCCGTGTAGGCAATAAACTCATCTACCATCTTCTGTCCGATGCTGACACCAGACGGAAGATCTGTATTATCATCTACTTTCATGTAAGCCTTATCAAATACTTCCTTCGGGCTCCATGACTCGTAACCATCCTGGTACTTTACCAGATATCCCGCATCGTTCGGATCCCCTGGAACAGCTCGGCCTCTACTTTCGTTGTAAACTCCCTTCGTCATTGGTTCCGCTTCAATCATTTTTGTTCCGATGTATTTATTCATTGGACTCTCCTCCTTTTTTACGATGTTATTAACTTTGTTGATTAATTCTGTTGGATCGCTCATCATACGACATACAAATTCGTTATTGTGATAAACATCATACACATTATCGAATTCACTTCTTCCCCAGCAATCGTGTCCATTTTCGATCTTATTTTTCTTTACTGTGAACATTTCGCCCCTCTATTACTCAGTTAAATTACGATTTCACCCTTTAATCATATGCGCCAGGGTTCGGCGGTAAATAATTTTTATTAACATTATCGAATAACAAAGCGCCAAAAAAATTTCCATTATAAGAAAAACACAAACTAGTCCTCTCATCTCTTGTATCGATGTATAATTTTATTCCGCTCTGGTTGGTTCCGGACAGGAGCAAATACCGTTTACTTTGAGCGACCGACAGGTCGCTATTTAACTGAGTAAGTGATTTCTCCGCTGCCGTCAATCTCTCATCCAGCAGTTTCCCCACAATCGCATCCAATGCCGCTTTTCCGGATTCCGTAGCAAGATAATTTGCTATCAGTGGCGGAAGCGGTCCTTGAATGCCCTGCGGTCCCTGTGGACCGGTATCTCCTTTTTCGCCCTGGATGCCTTGCGGTCCCTGTGGGCCAGTCTCTCCCTGGATTCCCTGTAAGCCCTGCGGACCAGTCTCTCCCTGGATTCCCTGTGGTCCCTGCGGTCCTTTGATATTTCCAATTAAAATCCTAGCCATCGTTTTTCACATCCTCTCCTGTAAGGTAATAGAGATTCCCTGTTTCCGAATCATAATGGAATGCTGGCGGCTTCTCTCCATCCGGATAATCTGCATAGAGATTTCCTGTTTCCGGGTCCAGATAGAGCGAAAACATCCCCGATGCCGGAACCATGACACCGCTCTCCCCCTTCACTCCTTGGATTCCCTGAGGTCCTTGCGGACCGGTATCTCCTTTTTCGCCCTGGATGCCTTGCGGTCCCTGCAGACCAGTATTTCCTTTTTCGCCTTTATCTCCCTTATCTCCTTTTAATTCTCCACGGTCTAGTTTTCCCGCAATGTTCTCACGCAGTTTTTCCGTTTCTTCTGCTGCCGTTGTCGCTCTGGTTGCTGCTGAGTTCGCCAGTCCTGCCGCCGTATCTGCTTTTTTCGTGGCGGTGTCAGCCTTCTCAAGACCTGCATTCAGTTCCTTTTCCAGGCGTTCAAACTCACTCAAGCCCGGTTTTCCTTCCGGGGTGTTGATTGCATCCTCTACGTATACCGGTGTCTTATATGATGTGTATCGCATCGTCCCGGTATCATCATATCCGCGGAGCGCGATAAAGACCGCGCCAGGAACGCGCAGCTGTGTATTCTGAATCTGCCACAGGAGCAGAATGCGATCTTCCTCATATGTTGCTTGCAAAGAATCCGTGTCCTTGGTTCCGTCGGCGTATTCCAAATCGAGGAAGAATTTCAGAGCGGACAAATCTAAAAGGGTGGCAGATATGCGCGGGAGTGAGAATGTTCTGGTGTCACACAGGTTGTCCGCGCTGGTTCCGATTATCTCTTCTCCGCGTGGAATCAACATCTGTCTATTCTCAATCGTTATCATCTCTTCCTCCTTTTTCAAAACAGGATGCGTGTTTGCGCGCGCATCCCGTCCGGTTTAGATCAGCATCTTCAAACCATTTTCGAATTTTTCCGTTTCCTGGTCGATGAGCTCCGCTGTTCTGGAGTCCTGTTCCTGGGAGTTCTGCAGCACCTCCGCAACCGCTTTTGGAACTTTTACGTTCTTTCCGCGCTGGATGATATAGCCCACTCCATTCACCTGCACAAAGACATCGCCCTTGTACTTGTCAGAATCTCTCATCAGGTAGACATTTACCCAATCATCCGGCTTCTCCTCCGGTTTTGCTTCGGCTTTTACCTCTTCGGTTGTCTCCTCATTTCTTACCTCTTTGGTCATTTCTTCCGTTTTCTTCGCTGCCATTTAGTTCCCCTTTCCTTCTGAGAATGTGCTTCCCGTCTCAATACGCACCATGTACTGTTCTACCAGACGTTCTGCCGTCTTGGTGGCTTTCCATCCGGCGGTTGCTCTCTGGTTCAGCGGATCGGCTGTACCGCCGGAACCAAGCTGTTTTACGATCGTTTCAAGACCGCCGCCCTCAACATCCGTGATTCCATATGCGTTTGCACCGAGGATCAGCGTTGAGTATACGTCGATCTTATCGCTTCCTGTTCCCGCAGCTCCTGCCTTTGCAAAGATCTTTGCTTCGGTAGATTCCACAAAACGGACTCCGCCAATCTCTCCGATCTCATTCTGGTAAGCGTTTTCCGGCTTGGTGTATCGATGCCAGTCTTTCCATTCCTCATCCTCCGTGAGGTCATAGGCGATATCCGGATGGATGATTCCCACATACCAGCCGTCAATCTTCTGAGCATTCTGTTTTTTCAGTGCTCTGACTGCCATCTTAACCGCTTTGACGGTCAATTTCATGTCCTGGGTCAAAGTGGCTCTTGATGCAGTCTGTCCCTCTGCATACTGTACATTCGTTCCGCCATTAAGGACTTCTCTAGTGACAGTATCCAGCGTTGCACCTGCCTGATTGCCTAAGAGCTTCATGGCTTCCACCAGGTTGTTGTCGATCGCTGTCATAAGCAGCATATCAGACAATCTGATATAGTCACCGTACTGCTTGACGGTCGCCGTCACGATGCTGACATCCAGTTTGTTGCCTTCCGGGGTTACGCCCTCAGTCAGCGGAGTTAATGCCTTGCTGAGCGGGGTGTACTTTCTAAACTCGATTGTTTTACCGCCGTTTTTCGGGATCGGTCGTTTCTGGCCGAACTGATCGTGTACCAGACGCGGACCCGCAATGTCAATCAAGGTCTTGTCATAGTACGTCTTCATCTCATGACTGAGTTCGTTTCCTGTACCGGTCGAACCAGTGGTGTTTGTTACATCATCAAATAATCTTAAATCTAAGTAAATCATTCCATCCTCCTACTCTCTGAATGTAATGATCTCCCCTCTTGCTGCTCTTCTGGCGTATTCCTGGCGCTCTTCCTTGGTCATCTTTGCCGGATCTTTCACGATCTGCGCTGCCGGATGGCTTGACATACCATTCTCCGCCGGTCTCATCTGGCCGCTCTGCACAGCTGCCGCCTGCTGTCTGGCGGTTGCCTTGGCTGTCTGCTGCATCAGTGCCGGAATGATTTCATCATGATGAAGAGTCTCATAGATCGTACGCATATCAATTCCCGCGCCCATCAGGTCAAGGAATCTCTGATCCTGGATTTCGGTCTGCAGGTCAAACTGCGGATAGAACCGTTTCAGTTCTTCCGCTTCCCGATCCCATTTCTGGAATACCGCATCCCGCTGGTTCTTACGCTCTGCCTCCTCCTTGGCTTTCCGGAAAGATTCATTTTCTGCTTCCAGCTTCATCATCTTCTTGTAGCTGTCTACCGTCATGCCCTGGTCGGCTGCTGCCTCTTCCCAAAACATGTCGTCATTTTCCAGTGCTGTGCGAATATCCGACATATTGTCAGATGCAAGACCGTACTTCTTTGCCATCAATCCGATGATGTCCGACTGCTCCTGCATCTGCTTCTGCATCTGCTTCATGTCGCCCACACGGCTCTTGATTACCTTCTGCACGTCTGCGTCGTACATATCACGGAATTTGCCTTTAATCAGGTCGTTATAGGACTTAGCGCGCTCCTCCGGGGTCTCCTCTATCGTTTCGGCCGGCTTTTCACCTTCTGCCGGTGTTCCGACTGCTCCTGCCGGCTGCGTTCCATTTTCTGCCGGTGCGGCTCCTGTAGTCGCTCCCGCTGCGCCTCCTTCTCCACCTTCGAACATTCTGAGGTTCAATCTAATCATCTTTCTTTCCTTTCTGCCGTCTTTCCGGCGTGCCTATCTGCCGTCTCTCCGGCGTGTCGGCTGTCTTTCCAGCTTGTCCTCTGCCGTCTTTCCGGCGTGTCCGTCTGTCTCTCCAGCTGCCTCCTGCCGTCTCTCCGGCGTGTCTATGATTGTATTTTGGCATATTATTTTTCAAAATTCTCCCACCAGGTCAAAATGCTCCGGATACCTTGATTTTAAAAGCAAAAATCCGGTTTTTGCGAAGTCAAACAGATGCTTGATTTCCACCTCATTTTCTTCCATGCGGCACAGAATCCGGATGTATCCGGCGCGGCTTTCCATTCTGGCATCTGCTTTTATTTTCCATAAGCATTCCATGAGCGTCTGCCCCAGCATTGAGACGGCTGCACACAGGATATTCCCCTCATCCGGGTTTATCTTGTCAGCGTGGCCGTCAATGATAAATTCAATCGTATCTCCATCTTTCTGTTCGATTACTTTCGTCATTACTGCGCTCCCTTCGGTGTGGCTGCCTCTGCTGCCCTGGCTCTGGCTTTTCCGGCGGTAGAGCTTACCGTTTCTTTCGTGGCGTTCCCCATTGCATCCAGCTGCGAGGACTTCGTGCTGCCGCCGGACACGATCGGCTGTTCTGCCGGTCCCATCATTCCGACCGCATCAAGCAGGCGGGTATCTCCGGTGCTCTGAGCGATCACCGCGGCCATCTGGCTCATGGTCTGCTGCATCTGCTGCATCTGCTGGTACATCGTTCCATTCTGTGATATCTTCTGCATGATTTCCTCTTTGCCGTCAAACATCATCATATCAAGGCAGGCAAGAGCCTGGTCAGCGAGCTGAGGATTGAAGAATCCAAGGTTATACATCTCTTTCGCAAGCTCATTCTGTGAGATTTTAGTGAACGGGCTGGCTTTCTGGGCGGTGACTGTGATATCGTAGATTGGTTTACGCTGTGCCATCATATTTGTGAAGTCAATCGACATCGCCTGCGGCTGCATTCCAGCGTTATCCATCGTGATAAATTCCTCTACACCCGATTTATTCGTGATCCGGAAGACTCTGGGTGTGGTATAAAACTGCCTGATGAGTTCCAAAACCATGTAAATCACTGCCTGATGTGCCTGGAATGAGCCATCAATCATATCTCTCGCCAGCTTGCTCCCTGCTTCCTGCAGCGCTGCGATCGCGGATGCGGCTGTGACGCCGGAGGTTGTGGCACCCTGCGAAAAGTCTCGGTTGCCTGATGTTTCTTTCAGCTCCTCGATTTTCCCCTGGTATACCTGGTAATAGATTGAGGGCAGCGGCGCCACCGTCAGCGGCTGTAAATCATCCCTATTTCCGACATAATGCACGATATCCCGGGAAAGGTCTGTAAACTCCTGCTCATTAAATCCTGCACCATCCTTGCATCCGTAGCGCGGTCTCGAGCCCGCAATCGAATTCTTTAAAATTGCCTGTCCTAATTTGTCAATGTATTCCTGGCAGTCTTTCATTGTGTCCAGGTATCCGAATCCGTAGGGGCTATTCTCGACCGGGAACATCATATCAAACACAAACGGATACTTGCCATGTTGATACCAGCCATCTCGCATCTTCGGATCGTTCTCTGAAGCGTAGAGCACCTGACCATTGCAGATCTTACAATAGTGCAGGATGGTCTTCGTGACCGGCACGCCTCCGGATATGCCCGCGACTGTTTTTTTATAATACCAGTCAACAATCAACGACTTTCCGGTGTTATCAACATAATCATCTGTCTGGTATTCTTTGATATCAAGTAACGTATCCTGCAGCTTTCCCTTAAGCTGTGGATAGATCTGTTCTAGGATATCCGTATCCATCGTATCGAGATAGAACAGATTTCGAGAGTCCTGAATCTTATCAATTCCAGGCTCCCAGTACATTTTGAGCGGATCGCAGCGCCGGATCTCAATGTCGCCCATGCCGTTCTCTTTCTGCGGGTTCCAGAATACTCCATAGATTCCGGTTCCCATCTTAATTTTCTGCCATGTCGTATCCGAGTAAACCGCTTTGTATCCATTCCTCTCGATGATGTACGGGACCACCTCAGACAGGATTTTAGCTGTCTCCTTGTCTGATTCCTCACGCGGCAGGATGTTCGCCTCAGGATAGTTGTCCATAAAGTCAGCATGTTTATTTACCAGGGAGTTAAACAGCCAGGCGCTCGCCGGTTCTATGGTTTCTTTGTTCGTGTCTTTCTTTTTAAACCGCTCCCAGTGCCGCATCTTCCACCACTGTTCGTTATCAATCAAGCGCTCGTCCAGAGTTTTCTTACCGCGCTTATACTTTTCAAGCGTTGCAAGCGCTTCCCGGGCTTCCTGTTCTCCGATTCTTGTCTCTGTCAGGTTTTCTTTTAGTTCTTCCATGTGTGCCTCCTATACTCTAAATACCATACGGTTCTCTTTATACAGATCCAGCGGATCCTCCTGCGGAATCTCGCGAATGATGTTCTTTCTAGGTGCGATCGGGTGCTCCATGAGGACATATCTGCATTCATCATAGATGTGGTCCTCCTGTGTGGTGTCAATATCCTCCACTTTCCTCTCGTCATATACCAGCGCCGGGATCGTCCGAATGAAGTTCTTGCAGGTATCGAACACGTAGAACATCGCCCTGCCGTTCTCATCGAACGCAAGGCGATAGTGATATTGCATTTTTCCGGCCAGTCGCGTATTGTCTCCCGGCGACCAATAAACGCCCTGGCGCTCCATCATAGCCGCGATAGATTCTCCGCGGGACTCGTCATAGATGGACGGATCGGCGATTCCTATGATCTTCCGACCTTTAAGCATCGGATCGGCGTGCTCTACCTCTCTGATTTGCTTTGCAATCTCATCCGGAGATATCTTGACACCCGTGTTCGGGGTACCGGTACATCCATACATCTCCTTGATACGATAGATACAGCCCTCGTGATCGACCGCGTGCCAGCCGACCGAATACGGTTTAGCATAACCAAAGTCAAAGCCACGATATATCGCCCAATCATCCGGGATTCGGAAGGGCTTAATGACATGCGTGTATTGCTGGGTCTCGTAGCCGTCCGGATTGTCGCGGAACTCCTCGAATACCTGTCCGGAAAAGCTGTCCCAATCGCCATATAAAAGAGCCTCCCTCTCTGCTTCCGGAAGAGATGCCAGCGCCGCCAGGTAATTGGGGTTATTGCTTAACAGCTCTTTATTGTCAAAAATCGTTGACGGGACAAAACAGGACGTTCGATACATCCGGAGTTTCTGCCCGTTCTTTCCCACAATTTCATGCTCATGAATCACTGTCTCGTATGGCTTTCCGGCCTTTACAAAGTACTGCTTGACCCATCCATGTCCCACACCTCCCGGGTTGGCTGTACAACGCATATAGACGCGTGTTCCCGGACCGGCAGGACGGTTTCGGGAAACCATGTAGGAATATTCATCCCAAGTAAAGTGCGTGAGCTCATCGAAGCCGATGAAATCATATTGTTTTCCCTGATAATTTGTTCGATCCTTGGTGTACTGCATGGATCCGAAGTAAATCTTTGCGCCGCTGGGGAACTTCCAGACGTGCCCCGTCTCGTTGTATCGAGCCTTCTTATAGGCTGGCTGATAAATGTCGCGAGAGCGGTCTATCAGGGCTGTGAGCTGCGGATAGGTCTTTCTAAAGATGATTCCTCTATAGTACGGGATATGCACCTGGCGCAGGGCTTCCGCCAGGATAAAATCCGACTTCCCCCCGCCTGCTGCCCCGCCGTAAAGCGCCTCATCTTCCCCTCTGCTCATCATGATCGCCTGTTTCGGCTGCGGCTGCCATATCACTCTTGAGCTTTTCGGCTTTATAGTGTTCAATTTTCTCTTTCACTCCCTCCACATCCGCCGGTGCAAGCATGATCACGCCGCTCTCTTCGGTTTCTTCCTGCTCCATCTGGGTGTTCTGTCGCTCTTTCCAGTCTTCACGCATCCGGTTGGTTAGCCAGAAGATGATCGCCTTTGTATCCGGAGGGATATAAACTTCATCCTCTCCTGTTTCCAGGTGCTCCTCCTCTTTGATTTTCCGTCCTGCGTCATTATATTCTATCTTTTTGACCTTAAAAGTCTTTTTGAGCTGCACCTTGTGACCGATACACTTCAGATAGAGGGCATTTTCAACTTCCGCATCTGCTACTTCTTTCCCTTTTTTTAATGTGTCCGAAATGTCCGGATACTTTTTCCGCCATTCATTCAGCGTAGACCTTGAGATTCCTATGTTTTTCGCGATCTGCTGGTCGCTCAATCCTTTGCGGGCCCATCCGGACAGTAGAGTTTTTTTGTCCGGATCGTTAATCCACTCTTGATATTTCGCTCTCGCCATCCGTTTTCGCCCCCTTTCTCCTCTATTTTGGCAGTATTTTATTCACTTTTCTCCCATACAAAAAAGACAGCCGTTACAGCTGCCTTTCGTATTCCTGGTATATCTTAGTTTCAAGATCTTCTATCTCATCCCAGGACATCCCGTGTTTATCATGGAGGACTCCCGCGCACCTCTCGCATTCGATTCCCATTGCGTAGGTAGGACTGTAATAAAACAGCTCATGAGCATTTTTGAATGCTTCCAGCGCTCTCCTTTTTAAGAAATCCTCTACATCCTGTTTATTGTGAATAAAAACGCGATCGATATAAACGCCGATGCGCTATATATGGACAGCGTACCGGCATAAAGAAAAGCGCCAGGTTCTCCCCGGCGCTTTTCTTTATGCTTCTGCACTCTCAATGTGCCACATCTTTGTTTCTGAATCAAGTTTCGCCTTGACCCGGTAGTTTTTCCTCACTTCTTCCAATGGTATTTCGAGTTTTCCGTATTTTTTTATAACTGCTCCGATCAGCGCCTGCGCAGCCAGTGCCTGACCTCTCAGGATTGCTATCTCCCGATCTCTTCCCCCGATGCTATGTTTCAATAATTCGATTTGCTGGTTTTTTCGCTCGATTTCTTTTTTCTGATTTTTGACAATTCCCATTCTTCTCTCTCCTCGTATTTTTTATATATTTTTTGGTAATAGGGGCAGTTTTGATATAAGTCCTGACAAAACAGCCCCATCCAGTCCTCCCGTTCCTGGATTGACCTGAACGACAGCATATTTTTCACATCAAACCCCATATTATTCTCCAGATTTTCACATGTAATCGTGATCGACTGCCTTAATTTTTTCATTTTTCTGGATCGATAAAACGGGCAAAGTATTTTGGCCGTATCGTTGTCGTTCATTTCTCCATCCTCCTATGCAGCCCCGAAGCGCCTTTCTGCGTCTCTGACCGCTTCTGTGCTGATTTTCGCGTAACATTGCAGGGTCGTGTCTGCCTTAGCGTGACCCAGCTTTTCCTTGACCATCTCAACCGGCGCCCCACGATTTAACATATCCGTTCCACAGGATCTCCGGAATGTGTGAGGGGATATCTTTAAGCCGTTCAGTCTCTCGTCTCGGCTCTGGATGCTTTTGAGGATCCACTGGATCCCTGCTATCGTAAGCCGTCGGCATGGTGACTTGGTTCCCACTAACAAAGCCGGGTTATCATCCGTTCGGGTTTTTAGATAGTCTCTGATATGGAGGGACGCCTGCGCCGAGAAATAGATTTCTCTTTCTTTCCGACCCTTTCCATAGATTCGTGCCCTGCGATTGATAAAATCCATATCTGAGATATTTAACTGGCAGATTTCCGAGACCCGACCACCAGAAGAATAGAGCAGGTCCATAATCGCAAGCTCTCTTTCACTCCGGCAGGAGCAGCGCATGATCTCCCGCTGTTCCGCCGACAGAACCGGCTGCATCCGATACTCTTCCTTGGTGGGTTTGATATTTTTCATCGGATTCTCTGCTATTTCCTTGTTTTCGACCGCCCAAACGAAGAACGATTTCAGCGACCGGATCTTGCTATTATATGTTTTGTCTTTCCATTTCCTCCGGATCTTTCCGAATGCAAGATAGTTCTTGATATGGTATTCGCCCATCTCAAGCGGGCTTACACCCGCGTAGATGATAAGCTGCTTGAGTTCATGTCCATACTGTCGGATTGTTCCAGATGTCAGTCCCCTAAGAATCATATCCTGCTGCCAGAGCTGCATCACTTCATACATTCGATCCGATTCTTCACTAACTGCTGTAGTATCTTCGTTCCTCGAAAAGCTATAATCTGCCAGATTCATGTAGAGGATCAGCTGCACATCTTTCAGGGCTCCCTCTTTGACATATTCCTGCATCTGTGTCAGTATCGTGTTAATTAGGGCACTTGCCGATACCATAAGATTCCCCCTCTCTTGCTTTTTCTGGCTTGATTGGGTATAATTGCGTTATCTCAATCAACTTAGGTTGTACATACCTTCTTTTTTAGAGGAGCGTGCTATTATTGCCGCTCCTTATTTTTTCCTCTCATATCTGCATTCCAGTTTTCTGCCGCCCGGAGTAAGGCGCCGAATCTTATTTCGATCCTTGTGTATTCCAGCAATATAGTAACCGCCAATCAAACACATATAATCAACGTCTCCGTACCGGTTATTCTTCGGATATGCTACGCAGTGTTTACAGTTCGCGCAGCACTCAATCCCTTCCATCGCCTTCCCCCTCTATCCTATACCGAATGCCATATTTTCGATATACCTCTTCTCCATATGTCCGGATATCTATGTTTTTGTCTGCAAAAACTTCGTTCGTTTCCCGGATGACTGCCTCCGAGAACTTTAAGATCCTGGAGTTTTTATTTTCCTCCTTGTCAAGTGGGTATGGCTTCCACTTAAATTTTTCACAAAGAACTTTGACCGGGACTGCCAGGAGCAGACAAAGAACATTTTGAACGATTTCGCCATCATCTTTCCCGCTCAACATTTCCTCTCTTCTCTCCCATTCTTCTTGTACCTCTTTCATGATGCTGTCACGAATCTGTTCTTTTTTTGATTCGACTGCTTTTTTCTCTATCTGTCTGATTTCTTCCGCTGTCAGCTGGTAGCGTACTTTCTCCTTCTCCTGCTGCCGGGCGGCTCTTCTCTTTTCAGCTCTTGTCATTCTACCCCTCTTTTCCAGTCTCTCCGAAGGTCGGACATAGTCGGATATCCATATGCCCGGCCATTCTCCGTTTCGACTATGTAACCGTAAATATCATCTCTCTGGATCCTTATCTGCTGGACTTCTTTACTGATTTCTTTTCGATTTCCTACATAGAGCGCCCGCAGATACAGGTGTCCCCTTTCTGTTTCTTTCATGTTAAACCACATCTTCTCAATTTCATTCTCAATCCCTCCTATCTCTCGCCGCGGACCGGAACATCATCAACAACATTTCTGACACAGGCCTGCTCCTGTCCTTTCTCTTTGCTTTCTTTACCGATACAAGAGTCTTCGACTTTTCGCTAGACGGAACCAACACGCCCACATGATACGGAACTTCTAGGCTTACAGCCACATACACATCTGCAGGCATTACATAATAATTAAAATCTCCGATGAAGTTGTGGCCGTTTTTGCTATGAAAATCCTCCACTGAGGACTTGACCTCGTAGCAATAGAAGTCCCCTTTCTCGATCCCGGATACCGTATTGTTTACCGGCTTAAATTTCATAAAATCCACGCGCACCGCGTTCGTGGTGCCATAATCAAATGTTACTTCCCGGGCCCAGTAGATTCTTGTATCATTATTCGGGCAGATGTGCCGCTGAATCAATGACGACAGCATTGCTGTTATTTCCGGTCTGCTATTCATTTTTTCTAGCCTCCGACAGCTCCCTGGACAGCTTGGCAACTTTTTCCGCCATCTGTTCGGCGATTGATTCAAACTCTTTAATTTCCTCCGGAGTCTTTCCGGTATCCTCGTATTCTGCCAGTCTGGCGATCAGCTCGTCCTTTTTGGCAGAGGACCAATAGCCGGTCTTGATTCCGTTTACTCGTTTACTCGTTAAGCGTTCCATTCTCTGACTCCTTGTCTTCTGTCCAGCCTTCACAGGTATCTTCTCCTGCTGCCGGTGTCCAATCACAGGTATATTCGAACAGGCAGTTCGAACAGGTTTTCTCATTCATTTTCATTCCGTCCTTTAAATTTTTCCATCAGCGCCTCGCAGGCTGCATTCCATCCCCGGGTGAAGTCATCGGATTCTTTCGGCTCCGCTGGAAGATTTCCCTTTTCTTCTTCCCATCTCTGTTCAAAGCGCCGCTGTTTTTCATGGATCTGTGACCAGTCCACCGTCAGATTCAGCTCCATTGCACACTGATAGACATCTGTCCATTCCTCGATGAGACGCTTCTGTGCTTCCCCTTGAGTTACAGGAGTCGGATTTTCATTCCGGATCACTCGCGCCAGTTTAAGCGCTGCCTGTGAAAGTTCTGCTGCCTCTTCTGCCAGCTGTTCCAACATGGCGGGCTTTCCAATCTTTTCAATCATCATTTGGCTTGTCCTCCTTTAAAACATCCTCATCTGTCCCTCTGGTTCAAAATTCATCCAGAGGCATTCCGTCCGCTGCTTGTTTGCACGGCAATATTCTATCTTTTCTTCCCTGTGCCAGTTCTGCAGCATATCCGAATACAGCTCATTATCATATCCGCTTATTATCGCCGGTCCCTGGTGTTGCAAAAGCGCCCGCAGAAGGTTCTCATGGTCTGCATCGCTCATCTCATGCTTGTACTGCTTGCCCGTCCTGCTGCTAAGGATATACGGTGGATCGCAGTAAATCAGCACGTTTTTGTGATTGTATTGCCCGATCAGCTTGACCGCATCCATGCATTCTATCTGCACTCCCCTCAATCTTTCCGCCGCCTGCATAATAATATCTGGCAATCTGCTCCAGTCCCGCGCTGTGTAGGCTTTTTCTCTACCGCAGACGTCTCGTTTCCACCCAGCCGGTGTCCCCGCCGTTCGGAATCCATATCCTTGATTGGCTCTTATACACAGTCTTGCAGCCCGGTCATAGGCTTCCGTGGATTTGCCCTCGTCTTCGTACAGCACGCGCGCATATGGAGTGTAGTAAATCATCCATGCGAGACGTTCCGGATCTCTCCGGATGCATTCAAACAGGTTTATTACATCTCCATCCAGATCGTTGACCGTTTCAATCGGGCTCCGCGTTTTCCGGAAGAGAACCGCTCCAGAACCCAAAAACGGCTCTAAATAGCTGCGGTGCTCTGGAAAGTGACTGATGAGCCAGTCCGCCAGACGCGCCTTGCTGCCCGGATAGCGAATTACTGAATGCATCTATCCTGCGGTTTTTTCCGGAAGTACTGCACCAAGTGAATCAGCGTAGTACTTCCGCCTTCTTTGAATGTGACTACGTGCCGGAATACGTGTTTAATATGCTTCGTGCGGATCTCTTTCTCTCCTTCGTCTCCTTTTCTTGGAGAATAGCAGCATACCTTGATTCGGAATCCCGGTCTGATATAGTTGCGGATACGATTCAATTCCCCGAAAGTGATGGGACCTCTATCCTGCTTTTTCTCATTGACGTGATTCCACTGCTCTTTATCCCAATAGAAAAAGGTTTTTCCTTGCTGGTTCATTACTACCAGCCCTTCGACCTGGGCGCGGCGCATCCGCTCCCGGACCTGTTCTTTGCTGAACCCGGTCATCTCGGCCAACTCTCCCATTGTTTTCGGGCCATCTTTTAATTTCTCAATCATGATTGCCTGCATTTCTTTTGCTTTCATGCACCCTCCTTTCCGCCCCTGGTAGTCCAGGGGCTCACTCTATAGACCAATGGCATTTGGTAATATATAACTGCCACATAGAGGTTATTTCTGCAGCTCTTTCAGGAACTCTATCAGTGTTCCTTCGCTGTCTGGGTATCTGGTATAGGTTTCATGGCGTTCCCACCTCGGGATACCGCTCGGTTTTCTGGATGGCTCCGGGCCTCCCACCAGATGATAATATGGACTGTAGCGTTTTTCTGTTTTACCCAGTCTTCTCAGATTCTCCTCATACTCTTCTACGATTAGTCTGGCTCCGTTCTCGAAGTCATATTTGTAAAAAGTCGCTCCGATGTGTTCATCTTTGTACCAGATTCCCCATGAGCGGTAATCATCCAGCCACTCCTTGCGCTGGGTGTTGTTCTTCATTTCCGGAAGCTGTTTCGGTGCATCTGCCGGTTTTTTCACATCTTCCGGTGCTTTTGTTCCGTTTTTGACCGGATTTTCCTCGTTTTCCGGTTCTTCTCCGCCTTCCATGTTGCGGATCATCTGTTCCAGTGCCCGGAGTTTCAGCTTTCTGGCACGGATATCCTCCGGCAGGCTTGTCTTTGCCTGGGAGAAGATTGCCAGGAACTTCTTTTCTTTCTCTGCCTGCTCCCGGAGAAGTTCCAGGTCTGTCTTTTCTTTTTCGATATTTTTCTTCGATTTCTCGATATTCTTCTTTGATTTATCCATTTCGGTCTCCTATATATAGTATTTATCTCCTCATTTGGTTACGATTGTTAAACTTCTTTGTTCTTTTTCTTATCCTCTATTCGTGTTATAATTTTAAAAAATAAAGGAGGTTTACTATGAAACACATTTCATATTCTTTTAGCAATTCTGATATAAAAGCTATCACTTTTGCTCTTACTATTCTTCCTTCCCTTGAACTGGAAGAAACAGAGATCCAAGCCGCTATTAACTATCAGTGTTGTTGCTCTGCCGGAGAAAAGCTTATTAAGCACGACACGAATATAACGCCTAATGAATTTCGCGTTATTCTAGCTTTTCTTCAAGCCGTGCAGCTTATTAACCAAGGCGAACTTGAAGTTAAGCAGGAAACAAAACAAAAATGTAGCGATTACTTGTTTACCGTTAATAAACTTGTATCCGTTTTTGACAAACAAATGTTATAATCTACATTTACTGCTGTTTCTTTTTCAAAATTGCCATTAACAAGCTGCCGAAGCCTTTCGACAGCTTCCTTCTTTGTTTGTGCTTTTTTCATCTGTGTGATCTCCCTTATATGTAAATCGTATAATAAAGCGTACTCTGTAAATCTGAGTACAAATAGTCCGGGGTATGTTCTGGGGTCAGCGGGGCATCCAAACCCAGCTCTTTCCAGTTCCGGTGTCGAATCTCCGGAATACAGCGGAAGGATAGTACTTCCTGGAGCATGACTTTCGACAAGTCCCGCTTATGGTACTCCATCGTGCCAAGATAGCCGACATATACATCTTGGTCACCGGACACGATCCGGATCATGTCCGGGTTCTCCAAAACTCTCAATAATTCATCCACAATCATATCCACTGCACCCCCGAAAAATCGAATCCCTGATTCATGTTTTCGGCATTTTCATCTGTGTAAAAACGACCAAATTCCTGACGGAATAATTCGCGACCGTATTTCTGTTCGAACAGTTTTTCCGCTTCCTGTTTCAGAGACAGATCCAGCTCTTTATTCCCTCCATGCACGCCCGTCTTTGCGTAGCGGTGGCAGGCAGGGCAGAGATGTACTTTCAGTCCGTAGTGCTCAGACTTTTTCCTGGCACGGACTCCGAAAAAGATATGATGTACTTCCAGATTCCGCGTATCGCCACAGTTCCAGCACTGATATGCACCTTTCGGTTCCATTATACTTTTTGACATACAAACCTCCTCCCGTGTGGTGTCATGAGCTCATAGAGCTGCTGCCACTGCTCCGCATTCCGTATCGTATTCCCCTTAGCGTTTTTCCAACTATGCTGCTGCCAGGTGTTGACCCATCCGTTCGACCAGGCTGCTGCCAGGGCATCGTCTTCGGTGTAGATTGTTAATACGCATGGGTTCCGAAGAATGCCGAGGGCGTCAATCAGCGCCTGCAGCGTATTGCTTGATTTCGTGGCGCTGCGCTCCCTGGCAATCTCTTTTCGATGAGTCTTCCCCTTGGCATCGTCAAATTCCAGTGACGCCCAGTATTTACTGGCATTTCCGCCAATTTTTACGGTTACCTCATACATCTTATCCCTCCGCTGCGTCCTGGTTCGTCTTGCTGCGCTGGATCTTGATACTGCCTTTTTTTGTCAACGCGATGGTTCCCACGGTTCCATCATTCATTTTTACCGTTACCTTATCCAGTCCTCCGGACAAGATCATATTCGCCGACGTCAGCATAAAATTCAGACACTTATCATTAGCAAAGATTCTTTCTGTTTTCTTACGAACCTTCTCCGCACGTTTCCGCTGCACCTGCCAGTTCTTTGCTTCCTCGCAGGTGCATCTCTCCGTCGCTGCTTCGTTCAACTGCTCCGTACCGAGTCCAACATTCGCAAACATGTACGTCTGGCCGCAAAAGATACACGCGCCCATTTCTTCTTCAACACCCTCCGGCAGTTCCCGTTTTTCTTCCATGCTCCTTTTCCTCCATTGCTTTTTTATATTTTTTCCGGATCTCTGCTTTCCGCATCGGTCCTAATCCTTTGATATCAATCGCCTTTTCCAGTGACTCCCTTGCATCCAGCAGCGCCTCCTTGCGAATCGCTTCTTTCTCCGGTTCTCTGGAAACTTCTTCCAGGTAGTCCTGTAATTCCCCGCGGCTCATCCGCTTAATCAGGCGGTACTCCTCTCGATTCAGGTGCATATTTCCTTGGCTTTATCCAGCCCTCTCCTTTCCCGGCAGTGATGCGGACCATCGTGTAATACCGGTAGGGATAGCCCAGGGCATTGATTCCGGTCACGATATCGCCACGCCGGATCATGTAGCCAGCGGGCGGCACCGGTTCTTTTCGCCAGGTATTTGCCTTGATAACCTTGGTTTTAACTACCGGCTTTTTCAGGTTCCGACTGCACGAATACGCCAACTTGTTCGGGTTGTCCTTTTTCCGGAAACTCTTCTGTGTCTCCTTGATAAGATAAGCCGCCAGCTCCTTCACTTCTCCTGCCTCATAGATGGGTGTGAAATGTGTTCCCCCATACGGCCACAGCTTTTTGAGAATCTTGATCGTGTCTCCAATCTCATTGATTATCAAATGATGATGGATGGCAGCCCGCTCATATTCGGTTACTATGATGTAATGGAGCGGTTCCCCTCTTTTCTGGTACGCTTTTCTCAGGTTCTGGAGAAGTGTTCGGAGAATCTTCTTCGCCTGTTCCGGTGTCGGTCTCTCATCCTTCCGGTAAGTCAGGACTGCGTGATAATCTCCGAAATCAAAATTCGTGGCTATGATTCGGTAGAGCTTCTTAATGCGGCGGCGCTCATTCGCCTCTGCTATCTCTTCCCTGGTCGGCTCCTTCCTCGGTGCCCTCTTATATCCTCTCTTCCCATACCTATTCGAATGTACTTCTTCTACTTCGATGCAATACGGGAGATAACAGCTATTTCTCAAATACGACATTCTACACCCTGCCTAAGTTTAATGACTGTAACGAGTGACTAAACGGCGGCTAAACCCTTGTAAAACTTGACTTTCTCCGCCGTATGCCGTATACTAATCTTGTCACGGATTCGTATACGGTTTAGGGTCAGGCTTTTATGCCTGGCCCTTTTCCTTTTCCGGAATAATTCCCTGGCGGCGCTCCTCTTCCGACAGAAGGAACTCAACCAGTTCTTTTGCATGGATGTTTACCAGGCATTCCAGCATATCGCTTTCGTTCCAGTTGCTATGCGGATAGCTTCCATCCTCTTCCACGTGTTTCTGGTGCCAAGGAAGAAGTCTTTCAAGACGTTCCTCCTGTTCGTCTGTCGTTTTTACTACGATTGCAAGCTCTTGCATTTTTCTCCCCCTACTCTGTATATCCAAGCGGATCCGGTTTCTGGCATTTTCTTTTCTCGATATTGTGAACATATGTTTCGATTGCCAGAAGTGCGATATGCTCCACAGTCATACTTCTCTGACCGATCAGTTCCTGTTTTCCGGTTCTGTTTAGGATAATCGTCTCTGCTTTATTCAGGTCATCCGCCAGCTGCTCCAGCGCCGAATACACCTCATCGCTGACTTCAATCTGGATTTCCTTGTACTTTCCCATGAGTCCTCCTATAAAAATCTGTTTGATGTAACGGCAAGCAGCGCGAAGACCGTCGCGATCAGCAGCACCGTCAGAACGAAGATCGTCTCATACAGCAATCCCTGAAATCTGAGATTCTCGTTCAGCTCCTCCGTTCTCCTTCTCAACTGCATTTCCAGGCGCGCTTCCCTTTTGGGGTTGTATACCTCGATTTCCCTTCTCATCCCGTTCTCCTTTCATTCTCTGGTATCCTGCTGCCGCCATGAAACGGTCAGACAGCAGAGCAGCTATTTCTTCTCGTTCTTCTTTTGTGAGGGTTTCAAAATCGCGGACAGTTCCATTGATTTCGATGTGATTTGTGATTGTCACACGCCTCACTCCCTTCCGTGGATCACAGCATCCAGAAGATCAACAATATCTGCGCCGGTATACACCCGTTCCGGATGCAGTTCTGCATCTCCCCCCATATATCCGCGTAAGAAATACAGGCACCCTTCCAGCCGGTGAGCTTCTTTGTCGATATCGTCCTCTTTTTCCAAGTTCCGCTCTGGAATAGAATCGATGATCTCTTTCACGTTTCCAGGTTCAAATTCTTTCTTCATGACGTTCCTCCTTTTTTATTTGCTTTTTCCTCTCCACTCTTTTATACTGGCAATGTGGGGAGGGGATAAAAATGCCAGAATTTTATTACAAACTTTTACAGCGTATCTGCGAGAAGCCTTACATCGACTATCAGGGGCTAAGAGAAGACTTCTGCCATAAAAAAGATCTCGACTTTCAGCAAGGTCTTGATTTTCTATGGCTCAACGACTATATCATCGTAAAGCCTTTTAAATCAGCCGCCGAAGATACCGGAGAATCTTATCTAATCCGCAATTCAAATGGAGCTGTGAAGCCTATCAAAATAGGTCCTTATATGCATTTGATTTCAAGTGTACGTGGTACAACATTCGTCGATGACAGAAGACGTCGGTTCTGGGGGTTCGTTATTCCTTATGCAATTACAACCGCCATTTCTCTCGCTTCTATCTTCCTGCAGTTTTATAACACCTTTTTCGCTTAACGTGTCATGTTGAACATCATCAGAACGAAGGACAGGAAGAACAAGAGCGCAGGGAGTGCGTACAGCGCATAACCATAATGAAATACCATATGTTCAATCCAGTCTCCTATCCGTTCTCTCCGGCTGCAGACTCTGAATCTCTTTAATTCATTGCAGAGTCTGCGGATTCTTTTACGATCCCCTGCGTTGGTCTCCTGAAGATCTTTCATGATCTCGTCATATCTTCTTTGTTTTCTCATTAGAACACCCCCGCATTCTGCGCAATCGCCACCATCGCCCCAGTCGCTACCGCCGCAATGATTAGACCGGTAAAAGCCAGGCGCCACGCGAAACGAAGATCCGCCTGCATCCGGTTCATCTCTTTCTCCAGAGCCAGGATGATCTTCCGGTCCTGGCTTCTCAGCTCCATGCACTGTAACTCTCTTTTCATCTTTCTTCCTCCTTACTGTCCAAACTTTCTTTTCTGCTCCGCCCGGTACCATCTGGCATATTCGGCGCCGTAGATAGCTGTGAGAAGTTTATCTTCTACTTCTACCGGGCTGAGCTCTGGATTGATTCCAAATTCTTTTCATGTTTCCGGCCGGATCTTCTGGTGGAACTCTGTGTCTCCTCTCACTTTTCTCCTCCTTTATATGGATTCATAGTTTTCTGGTTTTATGTCTTTCGACGGCCTTATCCGGCCGCCGTTTCTGCCTGCTTTTCCTGTAAATCCAGGCCAATGATGATTCCCTGGATCAGAATCTTCTTATTCTGCGGAAGTGACATCACAGAACGAATGAAATCTTTGTCTTCTTCGTGAACCATTGTGACGTTTTTATCTGTAGCTGTCATAAATGCGGCCTCCTTTCTAAGTCCCTCTATCATTTTGTTTATAAGTTATTGCTAACTTGTAATCATACATTATCATCTTTTTGCTAACTTGTCAACACTTTGTGCGCAGAGATTTAAAGTTTTCTTGTTGACAAGTAAGCATTTATATATTATATTGATGTCAGAAAGGAAGTGATAATATGAATGCGCGAATCAAAGAAGTTCGTGAAGCCAAGGGATTGAGTCAGGCAGATTTCGCCGAAATGCTTAATCTGAAAAGAAATTCTATCTCTTTAATTGAATTAGGAAAAAGAAATCCTTCCGATAGGACGATACTTGATATATGCAATACATTCAGTGTATCGGAAGAATGGCTCCGAACCGGAAGCGGAAAACCATTTATTGAAACGCCATCTTCTACGATGGAACAATTAAAAAAAGAATTCAGACTTGATGATTTTAGCTACAACCTGGTCTACCAGTATTTAAAACTGGCTCCGGAGCAGCGTCAGGTCGTACGTGATTTCTTTTATGATGTGGTTGAGTCCAGAAGTGCAGAGGAAGATCCGGCCGCCGGAATACCGAAGACTCCGGAAGAATTAGAAGGAAAATATCCGCCGGTAGATATCAAGGCAAAAACTTCTTGATAGCGCCCAGCCTTCCGGCTGGGGTTAAAGAATGTAGTAGACTTTTGTCCTAGAATTGAAACTCAAGTTATAATAAAGTGTTCTGTTACTGCGGTAATACAGTGCGTACACGTGAATATTATCGTATCTTATGTATTTAACAGACAGCATAAGCTCTCACACCTTTCTATTTCCGAAAGGCTGGGCGCATTCGTCTATTATATATGATAACAGCACTTTATTTGTCTGTGAATTTATGGAATTTTTTTAATATTTTATAATTGAGGAAAAACTTATGAGAAAAGCCATGCGGTATTCGATATCTATTTTGGCGTTCATATGTTTGGTGCTTTCTATTTCCTTTGTATCTTCAGCACACTCTGGAAGAACCGATTCTGCCGGAGGACACTACGATCGTTCCACTGGTGAATATCATTATCATCACGGTTATCCGGCACACCAGCATCCGAACGGGGTGTGTCCTTATGAGAGCAATGAGAACGATAACGATTATCAAGATTCCTATGTAAGCGAAACCGTTCCTTGGCGACCTTACGCAGCCGAAACAGTCCTACAAGAAGACACTCCTGGCGAAACAATCCCTAGCGAAAGTATCCCGGAAGCTCCTCTTGTCGATGACGAACCTGATTCTTTTTATCTTGGTAATTATTTATTTTTGATCCCCCTCGCATTTATTTCGGGATTGCTTCTTTTTTATTGCTCTATACGAAAAAAGAATCGAATCAGTACCACTACAATCGATCAGTTACGTGCTGATTTAAAAGCTGCAACTGTTAAGAATAAAGAATTGGAAGAACAAGTAAACTGTGCTAATAACTTGATTCATAAGTATGAATCTGATATTCAAGATTTAAGAATACAGTTCGAAGCTGCAACTCAAGAAGTCAAAAAGAATTCTTCGAACTATACCGTTAATCTTGATACTCTTACTGAAAAGGAGATTCTTTCTATTTGTGGTGTTCCGTCTGGCGTTACATTCGATGATGAACTGCTACCGCACTGTCCCAACAATCCTTTTGTTGAAAGTCACTTTTCCGTTTATATAACAAGCACCGGAAAGTGCTATCACCGTATACGTGGATGCTGCGGTGCAAATCATAAAGTTCATTTATTTGTTGCTGCCGGAAATTTTGAACCCTGTAGCAAATGTATCCCGCCAGCAGCATGGAAATATGAAATACCAGACTGGTATTATCGATATGTCCAATTAGAAAACAAGAAATTCGGAGGTTCTAAAATAAAGCCTTATCCTCCTGATTTTTTCTAACCCTTTAGATAGCAAAACCGCCCGGTGCTGGTAACACCGAACGGCCTTGCATAGATTTCTCTTACCGGATGCCCGGAAAGATATATTCAAACTTGAACACTTTGAATTATATCATTCTTTCGGGCACCTCGCAAGAGGTGTATTTTTTATACCCTTTTTTAATATTTTTATACGAAAGGATGATCGAAATGAGAATAGGTGCAGCTTATATCCGTGTCAGCACGGACGACCAGCTGGATATCAGCCCGGAATCTCAGCTGGATGAGATTCAGCGATATGCAAAAGCGCATGATATTTTGATTCCAGAAGAATATATTTTCATGGAACGAACCGGACGAAGCGGCAAACGTGCCGATAACCGACCGGAATTTCAGCGGATGATCGCAACCGCTAAAGAAAAGCCACAGCCTTTTGAGGTGATCCTTGTCTGGAAATTTTCGCGCTTCGCCCGGAATCAGGACGAAAGCACATTTTACAAGGGGATGCTCCGCAAGAAATTGAAGATTGATATTGAAAGCGTCTCGGAACCCATCATGGAAGGAATGTATGGGCGGCTTATCGAAATGATTATCGAGTGGCAGGATGAGTTTTATTCTTATAACCTCGGGGTCGAAGTAAAACGCGGAATGGCAAAGAAAGCCGAACTGAAAGGATACCAGCTTGTTCCGCCGCTTGGCTATGCCGCGGTCGGGAACGGAAAGCCTTATGTGATCCGCGAGGATGAATACAAGATTGTGGAGATGATTTTCCATATGTACGCGGTTGACCGCCTGGATATGACTGCGATCGCCCGTCAGCTGAACGCTTCCGGATATCTTACGCGCCGGGGAAATCCGTTTGAGAAGCGGTCAATCGACCGAATCATACAGAATCATTTTTATGTTGGAACAGTAGAATGGAATGGTTTTTCTTTTGAGGGGACGCACGAAACAAAGGCATCTGTGACAGAATTGTTTGAGCAGTGCCAGGAACGCCGGAAAGCTGAATTTCGCCCCATGAGACACCGGAACGTGTCAACATGTAAACACTGGCTCTCCGGGCTGATGAGGTGTTCTGTGTGCGGGGCAACCTTATCTTACACCGGTAGTGGAGCCGTTCCATATTTCACCTGCTGGAAATATTCCAAGGGTTTGCACCCAGAATCCTGTTCGATCAGCGTCAAGAAAATGGAGCGGATTGTTCTTAGGTCCCTGGATGGCATCCTGGAAAGCGGACATTTTGAGTATACACCTGCTGCCAGCGCGTCCGGTTCCCCCGCAAATCTATCCAACGAAATCCAGTCCATACATACCCAGCTCGACCGGCTCAGGCACCAGGAAGAACGTGCCCGGATTGCCTACGAAAACGAAGTTTACACTCTGGACGAATACAAAGAAAGCAAAGCCCGCCTGCGATCAGAGATTCAGCGGCTGTCCGATGAGCTGCAGCGTCTCCTTGAACAGCCCGCCGAATCTGCGCCGCCGCAAAAGGAGCTTCTTGACCGCGTCCGGAACGTCCGCGATCTCCTGGCATCTCCTTCTGTGGGGTTCGAAACCAAAGGGAACGCGCTGCGGAGCATCTTGAAATGCATCGTTTTCGACCGGAAGACCGAGCATTTTGATTTTCAATATTATGCATGAAATAGCGGAGAACCTTGAAAAATAAGGCTCTCCGCTTATCATAGGTTACTGCACTTTAGACCGCCATACTGGCTCATTACATATTGCGCGATCTTCGGATTCGGCGTCTTGATATTGACTGGATATTGTAATCTT